ACGCAGTAATATAACCTTCCCAGGATGCCGTAGGCAGGCCTTCTCCTCGGTTCAGTCTAATAGTATTATCTAACACAACAAGACTAGTGCTTTGGTAGTTAACACCAAGCGCAGCATCAGCTACACCAATAGTAGCACCAGAGTTTGTAACTTCTTCAATAACATTACCGTCACCGTCTGTCTTAACAACAGTCTTAGAATCCATGCCCAGTGCTGCTTTATCTTGCCACTGATTAATTTCAGGTCGTGTTACGCCCTTTTCAATACTACCAGTGTCGTCAGTAAATATACTTGTGATAATATTTGTAATAACACCAAGACGCTTAACCTTAGCAGGGGGATTGATAAAGATCGGAGTTTCAAAAGTTAAAGTTGAAATATCAATCTGATCGTCTGTGCCTTGCGGAATAGATTTACTTGACCAGTTGATATTGTTTAGTGTAACAGTAGTCAAACTAGTCCAATCTAAGTAGTTGTCTGTAGTTTGAATTTCTAAACTAGGATTAAACAATATTAACAACTGTTCTAATATTTGTAATTTTTGATCTGTGTTACTTGACCAAACATCAGCATTGAATGTAAGAGTGTACGGAGTTGGCATAAGACGCTCAACTGTATAATTCTTACCTTCAGCTTCTAGATATTCGTTACCTGCGCTATCATAGCGACGTTCTCTAATATGTCGCTTGTCAATAAACATTGGGTCAGCACGACGATTATTATCGATCTGTAAGCCAGTGATGTATGCTGCGATTCGAGGCACGCTTGGCATAGAAGCTTCGCTGTTTTGTGCTATAAGTGCCGCTACTTGCCTTGAAGGGTCGCCGTACGTTACTGGAATCTGCTTTAAAGCACCGTCGCCGTCCTCCCAATAAAAGTTACTTAACATTCGAGTAACTTGTAACAAGTACCTTCTAATCTGATTATCGTAAAAATGCTGTGCCATTATATCTCTCAGTCTGCTTGCGGTCTAAGCGCTTTACTTAGGCTCTGACGTTCTTCAACTGTGTCACCTGCAATAACATCTGTATTTGTGTTGTTAACAAACGAGCCGAGTTGTGTGTTTTTATCGTTAGTGTTAGACAGCGTAACTCTTACATTGTCTTCCATCATTTCCCAACGATCAGTGGTAAATCTAAACAAACGCTGAGGCATGTAATCAGTTCTTAACCAATAGTCGCCATCTTCTGCGTTTGTAGGAAAGTATATGCCTGTACCAAACGGTGTACCGTTAGGCGGAATACCGTCGCCAAGTAAGTAACCTTTGTAACCAGACTTTACAGGACGACGCATTTCGTCAAGTATGCCGTCGTTATTCGAATCTAGTAATTCAATATTACCACTATCGTCTGTTTGTACTGTAAAGAAGTGCGCAGTATCGTAACCGCTAAGCGCAGCATTTAGTTCTGCTTCTTCAACAATAGCATTGTTAATAACAATTTCTGTATCGTAAACAGAGTTACCGTCGCCTACTGTAGTACAGTCGTCGTTTTCAATTGACAGAATATCTTTGTATTCTTGACTATCTGTAATTCTTTTTAGCTTGAGTCTGTACAAGTGCGGGTACCAAGTTTGTGTAAAACCCTGCGACGCTCTTGTAACGTCTTCAACAACGTAATATTTTTTAAGAGCATAATTAGAATCGTTTAGCGCATACTCATCACGCAGCGCTGGCAATTCAATTACATCACCGTTGATAATTTTTCTGTCTAAAGTTTTAACTGTACTTCGAATGTGTACAGTTAACATTAGAGTGTCGTTAGTAAGGAACATGCCAAACTGACTTAGATCAAAATCTAAGTCGCTAACATTGTATACACAACGAATCGTGTAAACATCTTTATCGTAACGTCGGTCACGATTTTCCAAGAACAACATGTCTTGAATAGACGTTGGCGTAAGGTCTGTTTCACCGTTGGCTACTTGCTCATCGGTTAACTCGGTGCCTAAAAGTTTATGCAGATGCATATCAACACCGCCGACGCTAAACATCTCAAAGATCTGTTTGTCTAAGAATTCGTAGTCAGGACCTTTTTCAGGTTTGTATAATGATAGACGAGGAATTGGCTCTCTCCTTTATACTGTATTTATTATTGTATAAATACATTGGAGACACACTAATGGCTGCTACTACAAGACAAGAGATATATGATTACGTTCACACCTTATTAGGTGGCGGAATGATCGACATTGAGTTAGATCCTATTCATTACGAAACTGCTTTGAATAAAGCGTTTAGTAAGTTTAGACAACGTTCTGACAACAGTGTCGAAGAAGCCTATCACTTCATGCCAACAGTGCAGGATCAAAACGAGTATATACTACCTAACGAGATTATTGAAGTTCGTCAAATCTTTAGACGTAGTATTGGTTCACGAAGCGGCGGTGGCGACGGCGGGTCTATGTTTGAGCCGTTTAATATGGCATACACAAATACATACCTAATGAGCGGATCGAATATGGGCGGCTTAGCAACCTACAATTTCTTTACTCAGTACCAAGAACTTGTTGGCCGTATGTTTGGTTCCTTTATTGAATTTAAATGGAACTCTAGTACTAAAAAACTAACAATACTACAGCGTCCTAGAACACAAGAAAAACTATTGCTTATGTGCTATAACTATCGTCCAGACGAAGAATTATTGTCAGACTATCAAGCACAGCAATGGATCAAAGATTATTCTGTTGCTGCGGCAAAGTATATGCTAGGCGAAGCAAGAGAAAAGTTTGCTACTATTGCTGGTCCACAAGGCGGTACAAGTCTTAACGGTAGTCAGCTAAAAGCAGAAGCAACTGCTGATATGGAAAAGCTTGAGAAGGAAGTTTCTACACAAGTAACCGGCGGATACGGTTACGGCTTTACTATTGGTTGACAAATAATTATAATTTGTTAAAATAAAATATGACTTATATCGCACTTGATAAAAATAATCGTATGCTACGTATTGGTTTTGGAAAAAACAAAGGACGTTGGTTCGCAAGAATCGATCTATGGTTTTTTGGAATAAGATGTTGACTTTCGCACTCTAATATAGTATATTATAAGCATGAGCAAATTAAAATTATTAGTCATTGGCCACGGCAGACACGGCAAAGACACTGTCTGCGAAATGCTAAGAGATGAATACAATTATAACTTTATTTCTTCGAGTCAGTTTTGTGCTGATCATTTTATATACAACGACCTAAAAGACAAATACGGGTATACTACAGCTGAAGAGTGTTATGCGGATAGACATAACAGACGTGCTGAATGGTATAATATGATCTCAGACTACAATCTTGAAGATCCGGGGTTACTTGGATCTGAAATCTTTAAACAATACGATATATACTGCGGTCTTCGAAATATTCGAGAATGGCGTAAAATGAAAGCTGACAATACATATGATTTTTGTATTTGGGTAGATCGATCAGCACACTTACCTCCCGAAGATGCGTCGTCTATGAGCTTAACTAAAGATTGTGCCGACTACGTATTAGATAACAATAGCTCCATTGCTGAATTAAAAACTAAACTTAAACAATTGATAGACAGCATAAAACCATGATGATCTAGAAGTTTTTCTTTCTCAAAGTATAAATACATTATACCCACTTAGGAGAGGAAAAACATGGCAGGATTAGTTTCACCAGGCGTTCAGGTCCAAGTAATAGACGAGAGTTTTTACACACCGGCCGAACCTGGCACCATTCCAATGATATTCGTTGCGACTCGTGAAAACAAAGCAAACGCAGCTGGAACAGGTATTGCGCAAGGCACTACATCAGCTAACGCTGGCAAAGCATACTTAATCAGTTCTCAGAGAGAATTAGCTGATTTCTTCGGTGATCCAATTTTTGAAACCGACGAAAACAATAACGCAATTCACGCTGGTGAACTTAACGAGTACGGACTACAGGCAGCATACTCATACTTAGGCGTAAGCAATCGTGCTTACGTAGTAAGAGCTGATGCTGACATGGCCGAGCTAGCACCGACTGAAGAAGCACCTGATGCGTTTCCTCCAAATAATACTGCTTGGTTAGACGTTGAAGATACATTGTTTGGTATACAACAATGGAACGGCGCAGCTAAGACCATCGAAAACGGTCAAACATTTAGCAACAAAGTTCCACTAAACATTTACAAGCAGACTCAAGTTGTTGACTTTGACGGCGCTGACTACACACCAAAAGGATCTATCGGTGCTATTGGTTCTTATGCTGTTGTTACATTAACAAACGTTGTAAGATACTGGTACAAGAACACAAGCGGTACTTGGGTTGAAGTTGGCACTAACGCTTGGCAAGCAAGCTGGGCTACAATTAAGTCTAGTGCTGCTAACCCAACACTAGTAGCTGGTTCTGCTAACATTGAGATTAACGGCACTGTACTGGCAGTTGATCAAGAATCAGTGACACAGATTGCTAGTAACATTAACACACTTGCTATTCAAGGCGTTACAGCAGCAAACGTTGACGGTTACTTAGAAATTTACAGCGACGGCACTGCTAGCGGCGCAGACGACAGTACACTAGCTGGTCCTGTAATACTCGGCGGTGATACCACTAAGCTTACACAGATGGGCCTAACTGCTGGTACTTATTACCCACCAGCACTTCAAGTTTCAAGACACGTATCTGTTCCTGAGTTTAAGTCCACAGACACATACTCACGTCCAACTGGTAGTGTATGGCTAAAGACTTCTACGCCAAATACAGGTATGAATGTTTCCTTAAAGTTCTGGAACAGTTCTACACTAATATGGGACAAGCAAGAAACACTAGCATACAATAATAACGCAGAAATTATTAAAGCACTTGATCCTACAGGCGGCGGTGCAAACATTGCTGTTGGCGTAAACTATGCTAAAGTAAATGTTGATGCTGCGTCCCCAGCAGTGGCAAACTTTAAGATTTATCAGAGAGTTGTTTCCGGCGCTACTGTTATTACTACAGATGCTATTAGCACTACTAGCCCAGGCGCAGGTACTTTTGGCTTTACTATGACTGCTACAGTTAAGAACAGCGAAACTTACCAAACACCTGCTAGCATTAGTGTTACTACTACTGGTAGTAAGAGCGCAGACGCTGACGCTATTGCTAACGCTATTAACGCAGCAAACATTACTAGCGTAAGTGCTGAAGTAACTGATCTATTCCAGATTAAGATTACACACGCACTAGGCGGTGAAATCAAGTTTGTTGATACTGATGGTATGCTAACAACAATTGGCTTCTTACCATACGATGCTACTAACCCAGTAAGCATGGCAAACCTTGACTATGTAGACGGTACTAACGCTTCTACAAGCCCTAAGCAGTTCCAAGCTACTAACTGGCGCTCACTAACATACACTGCGTCTGTTGATGCTCCAAACGCTATAGCAGCGCAAGGACAGAAATGGTTTAGCAATGTTATTGACGAAGTTGACATCATGTACCACGACGGTGCTGACTGGAGAGGTTACGGTAACGTGTTTACTAACACTGATCCAAATGGTCCGCAAGTAAGATTCTCCATGCCTGAAACACAGAGCGATGGTAGCGCACTTGTAGACGGTGACATTTGGGTTAGCACAGCAGACCTTGATAACTATCCACTAATATATGTTTACGACAGTACAATTCCTGGACCACTTGACGCTAAGTGGGGCAGCCCAAGAGATATTACTGATCAAAGCACTGAAGACGGCGTACTATTCGACGATGCTCGTTACGGTACTTCCGGTGGTACAGCCACAGTTGCTCCAAGCGGCACTATTAAAGAACTGCTTGCGTCCGACTTCCTAGACCCAGATGCTCCGGATCCAGCACTATACCCTAAGGGAATGCTACTATGGAACCTACGCCGTAGCGGTTACAACGTTAGACGTTTTGAGATGAACTACATTGATCTCAACGACGACAACGATCGCTACAACAGCGAAGACATGGAAGATTACTACCCACACCGTTGGGTTACTGACAGCGCTAACAAAGAAAACGGCGCTGGCAACTTCGGTCGCTTCGCACAGCGTAAAGTAATTGTTACTGCTCTACAAGCTGCTGTTAACAATAACGATGCTATTAGAGATAACGAAAGCTTAGACTTTAACCTCTTAGCAGCGCCTGGTTACACAGAACTAAACAACGAGCTTATTACTTTAAACTTTGACAGAGACTTAACAGCATTTATTGTTGCTGATACTCCGTTTAGACTACAACCAGATACACCTTCACTACAAGGTTACGCACTTAACAGTGCTAACTCACCGCAAGACGATGAGTTCGGTATTGTAAGCAGAGACGAATACATGGGTGTTTACTACCCAAGTGGATTCTCCAGTGATAACTTTGGCAACGACGTTGTTGTACCACCAAGCCACATGATGCTACGTACTATCGCACTTAGCGACCAAGTATCGTTCCCATGGTTTGCGCCAGCTGGCACACGTAGAGGCGGTATTAGTAATGCTTCGTCTACAGGTTACATCAACAACGAAGGTGAATTTGTTGCTACAACGCTTAACAATGGTCAAAGAGACACACTATACGAAAACGCAATTAATCCAATTACGTTTATTAGTGGCTCTGGACTAGTTGCGTTCGGGCAGAAGACACGTTCAAGAAATGCTAGTGCGTTAGATCGTATTAACGTTGCTAGACTAGTAATTTACATGAGAAAGCAATTAAAGAAACTATCTAAGCCATACCTATTTGAGCCAAACGATAAGATCACAAGAGACGAGATTAAAGCGGCTACTGAGAGCTTATTGCTAGAACTAGTAGGTAACAGAGCACTTTACGACTTCCTAGTTGTGTGTGACGAAACTAACAACACACCATCTAGAATTGATCGTAACGAGCTATACATTGATATTGCGATTGAACCAGTTAAGGCAATTGAATTTATTTACATTCCATTGCGCATTAAGAACACTGGTGAGATAGCAAATCTATAAAACGGCTAAATATAGTTATAATGAGGAGCAATTAATATGCCAGTAGGTACACTTAGTAAAATGACAGTGCCGCTTTCGAACAATCAAAGCGCAAACAACCAGGCACTGTTAATGCCGAAGTTACAGTACCGATTCCGAGTTTCATTTATTAACTTCGGGATCAGTACTCCTACTACTGAACTTACAAAGCAGGTTATTGACGTAACCCGCCCAACCGTGAGCTTTGAGCAAATTACACTTGATACTTACAACAGTAAAGTGTACCTAGCTGGTAAGCACGAATGGCAAAACATTAGCATCAACTTACGTGAAGATGTTAATAACAACGTTCAGTTACTAGTAGGCGAACAGCTTCAGAAGCAGTTCGACTTTTACGAGCAAGCAAGTGCTGCGTCCGGCTTAGATTACAAATTTGCCGCTAAGATCGAAATACTCGATGGTGGCAACGGTATTCATGAGCCAACAGTACTTGAGACGTTTGACTTGGTTGGCTGTTATCTAAACAGCGCTAACTACAACCAGCTAAGCTATTCAACATCTGATGCGATGACAATTAGCTTAGACATACGTTACGACAACGCTGTTCAGTCACCGCAAGGCGCAGGCGTTGGTGCTGCTGTAGAAAGAACAACCGGTACACTAAGTACTGGTGTCGGCACAAACTAACAGTAATTAACTTTTTAATAGAAGGGGGTTTTATACCCCCTTTTTTTATGGATAAATATTTATATGGGATATAAGTTTTCACCTTACTTAAAAACTAACGATAGTTACTACGGACCTAAAGGCAATTTGTCTGCGTATGAGCATGGCAATCGACTGTTTGTAGATAACAACATGGAACTAGCACCTAAGGTTGCTTTTCTATACCATGTTAACTTTGTATTGAATCCAGCAGCTAAGTCATTCCTGCCGGGATTTATGTCAGCAAGTGGTCTTGGGTTAAATGAAATTGGGTTGTTAGCAAAAACTGCTTCTCTACCTAAGTTTACTCCGCAGGTAGAAACACTGAATAGATACAATCAAAAGAAAAATATACAAACAAAGATTGCTTATGATCCAGTTACTATATCGCTACACGACGACAAGAAAAGTTTAACTTCGGGACTTCTACAAGCATATTATAAGTATTACTTTGTTGACGGTAACTACAAAACACGTCCGAGTGGATATAATCCAGACAATACGTATACATCGGGCCTAGCACGATACGGTCTTGATTCGAAGATACAGTCTAAGCATTTCTTTAGAGAGATACACATTAGTCAAATGTCAAGAGGGTTATATACTCGTTATACTTTAGTAAATCCTTTGTTAACTAAGTTTGATCACGATGATCTTGATTATGCCGATGGCAGCAAAGCTCTTGCTAACAATATTACAATTCATTATGAATCAGTGTATGTTGAAACAGGCAGTGTAAATGAAAATCAAGGTAGTCCAGATGGGTTTGCTCAAGTACACTACGATCATCAGCCTAGCAGCCTAAGCCATACACAGATTGAAAAAGATTTTCAAAGTGTTGATTCGGGCAACCAGTTTGATCTAGACGATAGTCGTCAGAAGCAAAGACAGTTTGAAAATAACTTCTTTACTAAGCAGTTACAATCTCAGCAACGTCAACAACAAAGTAATGTTACATTTAACTCTCTGCGTCGTAATGGTTTTAACAGTACAGAGTTTAAAAACAAACAACCTTCGACTATAGGCGGTTTAGATGACTTGGTATTCCCAAAACAAGACTCGCAACAAAACGAAACAATCAATCTTACGAATAAAACTAAACAAATCGTTTCTTTATCTAAAAATGAACTTAGACAAAACCCAGCAGCGCTCGAAAGTGCTCGTAAAACATTACATAGACAAAACTATCAAGCAGCAGGCGGCACAGGCGGCCTGGCTGATGCGGATGCTGATTTCGAAGCACAGAAAACTAATTCTGTGTTTTTAAATAGCTTAGATACTCAATTAGGATTATAAATGACTATTAACAGTAGCTTACCAGTAGATAATAAAAAATCTTCTCGTTCGAATGACAGAACAGTAAATCAATTCTTTAATACTTACTTTTCAAAAAAATTAGAGTTTGCTTCTAATGAAGTAATAGCAGTGCGTGGATTTTTTGAAAGAAAAGGTTTTAGTAAAACTGCTGCTGATGCTATTAGTATTGTATTACTACAGCAGGCAAAAATCGACGGCGTAAAAGTATTTGAACTTATTGATACTATGAAGAAGTATGAAACTAACCAACTTTCAGAACTTGTAACTGAAATACTAAATCATAACAGACTTAATACAAGTGTACTTGGCATTAAGAAAGAAAATACTCAAACTACAATCGAAAACAGAAACATACACATTTAATGGCTAACAAGTGGGCAAAAGGTAAATTCATACCAAAAAATCCTAACAAGTATATGGGCAACAAAGCACCAACTTACCGCAGTAGTTGGGAGTTTGTGTTTATGAAGTTCTGTGATGAGAACGCACACATTACAGAATGGGCAAGTGAGCCTATGCGTATACCTTACATGAATCCCATTAAACAGTGTAAATCAACTTATATGCCCGACTTTCTAATTGCTTACAAAGATAAGTCAGGTCAGCGTATAGTAGAACTAATAGAAATTAAACCTAAAAAACAAATACTAAGCGAAGCAAGAACACAACGTGATAAGATTCAAGGTGTAATAAATCAAGCAAAGTGGCAAGCAGCCGAGGCGTTCTGTGCGCAAAAAGGTATTAGGTTTAGAGTAGTAACCGAGGATGATATTTTCCACCAGGGTACACGACGCAAATAAATAGTAGTATATTATAGGAACTACTATGACCAAAAAACTTGAATCATTATTTGAATTACCTGAGAATCAAGAAGTAATTGAAGAAGAAAAAGAAAGTCAAACCAAAGAAGCTCACGACGAGCAGTATAAGAAGAAACTAGTCAGAGTTGAAGAAACTGAAGACATTTCTGCGCAAGTAGATAAAATCTCAAGTGCGTTACCTAGAGTATCAGGTCTTGGCGCTAAAGCAGATCAAGAGCTAGACGACATAGCAGACAAGGCTATGAGCAGCTACGAAGATCTTATGGATCTTGGTATGAACGCAGAGCTACGTTACAGCGGACGTATCTTCGAAGTAGCAGGCGGGTTATTAAAAACAAGTCTCGATGCCAAGGTAGCTAAAATGGACAAGAAGCTTAAAATGCTAGATGCTCAGCTTAAAAAACAAAAGCTCGATCAAGGCAACGTTGAATCAAGCGATACTATTAACGGAGATGACCTAGTCATTGATCGTAATGCGCTGCTTGGCAAACTTAAAGATATAGATAAATAGTTTATAGGAGCCTACGATGAGAAACTTTTCTGATTTTTTAACAGAGTCTACTAAGACTTATAAATTTATTGTACGTGTAGCAGGAGAGCTACCTGAAGGATTTAAAGACAGCCTTGAGCGTAGCTTAGATAAGTTTAAGCTACTAAATCTGTCTGCTGGTAAAACTACACCAATCCAAGCAAAGCCTTTGGATTTCCCTCAGCTAACCAACTGCGAAGTACATCATTTCGAAGCTGAAGTACAATACCCAACGACACCGCATGTGCTTGAGCGATACTTAGTTGATTGTTGTAGTGTTAGCCACAGTTACATTATTGTACGTGGCGAAGGCGATCCAATTGAAGAACAACAAACTGAAGAATCAGATGACGATGCTCCGTACGAAGCTATTCTTACACAAGAAGACATGGGCGGCGAAAGCGCACAAGAATCCGTAGGCGAAAACCGTGTAATGGATCTTCTTAAAGAACTCGAAGCAGCACGCTCTGAACGTGATATTGAATACAACGCACCGCAAGGTGATTCTAAAGATATTACAGCTAAAGAAAACGACAAACCTGTAGTTGGAGGTTAATATGTCCAGTATGCGTCAGTACTTAGATATTCTTAATGAAGTAGACGAAGATGAAACATCAAAGCCTACTAGAATTTATGTAACTTCGAACATCGATAACAAGTATCTTGGATTGATAGCAAAAAATCCAAACGAATACAACACACAAGAAGCAAAACAGGTTCATGAAAACGCTTTAGAAGTACTAACAAAATACGCACAATATATTAGCGGTGGTGAGTCAACTGTAAATGAACTAAGTGACAAAACATTTAGATTCAACGGTTTATTAGTTGACGAACTCGAAGCAGCTAAAAGACGAGCAGAAGCACGCAAAGATGATCCGGCAGCAGCAGAGCTACAAGAGACTGTTTACGGATATGTTCATTATGCTACTACTGCTAATCAGTGGAACGGTGAACCGCCAGTAAAGTCTGAAGAAATTGACGAGTTACTAACTGTAATGTTTGGCGAACAATATTACTTTATGTCAAAGGAAGACATAGCAACAAGACTCGAGCAAGAAAAGAGTATGTTTAAATCTATTGAACTTACTAACGCACCGATGAACGATGATATGCAAGTTCAGAAAGAAATAGTAGATCGCCTTGATGCTATTGTTAGTGATGATAACCGACGACTAGTATGGAGTAATGTCGGCCAAGATTTAGATACAGACTTAGGCGACGACGATTCTGATCTAGAAACAGGAACAAGTGACGCTGTATCTCCAGGACGCCCGACTACAGATGACGGCACACCGAATGACGCAGGTGAAGAACCAGACGATACAACTGATCAATCAGGATTTGACAGCGGAGTACCAACTACGGGTTCAGGAGGACGTGGCGGATCAGGACCGACAGGCGATGCTGATGGTTTTGACGACGGGGTTCCGACTACAGGTTCAGGAGGACGTGGATCTAGAGGAGATCAAACTGAACCGTATCAGCCTGATGTAGATGTAGACGCTGATCAAGACTTTGATGGCGACGTTGAAGACTTTGGACCAGGAACTGGCGGATCAGGACCAACAGGT